AACTGCACGAGGAAATTCAAGGGATTGAACATATTGAAAAGTATGTTGATGAGTTTATTGGTCTTGATAAGGAACGTGAGGTAAGAAAGATGTGCGAACCTAAAAAGGTGGATGAGTTAATTGATAAAGTTTGTTACAGGATTATAGAAGATCTTTCGCATGGTGAATTAGGAAAAACATTGTCAGAAGAAATTAAGGCTCTGGAAGACTTGATTACTGCCAGAGCGAGGTATTACTAATCATCATTTTGGAGGAGATAAACCAAAAGAAAGTAATCCCGCCACGGATGTTGCGAAGACAATAGAAGGAAGTGATAAAAAATGAACACTGCAATTGCATTAAAAGAAACATTAAAAACTGCAGAGATTGCAAAGATTACCGGTTGTTCCGTGAACGAAGTACGATACCGCATGAGACACAACATCTGGACATTTGGAGTCGTGCGGAAGACCGGGGCAGTAAAGAAACACTATGAAGCTACTATTTCCGAAGTGGCTGAGTTCTTCAGACTGAGCCGGGAGGAAGTGATCAGGAGGTTAAACGATGGGAAATAAGAGATTAACCATACAAAGAGTTGATCAATTCATAAGGCTCCTGGGAGCAACTGAAAGAGTGAACGGGTATGCAGAACA